TTCGTTGTAGGGAAAAACCATCGGTTCTGCCCACAAACCAAGGTTTCCTACTTTTACTATTGATTTTATATCTATATCCCGTTCAAGATTTGGTATTAAAATCATAGAATATCGTAATTGATTTAAAACTTTTAAAGGAATATCTATATCGATATATCCTTTTACTAAAGAATCAATTACCCAGCACTCTTTCCCTACATAATTCTTCCCTCTATAAACTCCATTCTCAAAAAAGTCTTTTAGACATTGAACGCTACCAGAATTTTTGTCTTCTTGGGTTGAATCCATTGCAACAAGATAACGAACGTGAGGATTGGCCAATAAATTACGGACTAAAAAGTTAATTCCCCTTGACGCGCTATAAAGATTACCAATTACGGCATAATCGGAAGGATCGAGTCTTGATGCTACTGACTTAGCAGGAGTCCATCCTGTACAGATAGCAATATAGCCACTGCCTAAAATCAACTGATTGGGCTTGTAGATTGCATTAAACATTGGCTTTTTCCTTTTCTTTAATATTGGGTTGCTTCCAAGTTTCTATTTCTTTCAGAAATAAATCAGATTTAGGTTTCCAGTTTTCTATTTCTTCTAAAAGCAAGTCCAGTTTTGCGTTGATTTCTTCAAGAGTCATAATTGATTTTACCTCTACTTTGTTCAAAAGATTTTATTTCTGCTAATGTTTTTTTGATTGATTCTTTTTCATTGACAAGCAATTCTCTTACTTTTTGAAAAAGAATCAATATTCTTTTGTCAATTTCTGCGATAGTTATAAGTCCCTCTTTATTTGAGAATTTTTTACAAAAGGCAAATATTAGGGATGCGATCAGAAACTTTAACAAATATACGAAAGGTCTATCTAAGGAGATGCAGGATGAGGTCTAACAAATACATGATATACCAATCCAGCTAGTTGATAAGTTCCAATGTATTGTCCTTTTTTATCTATCCAATAGCTACCAGTATAGTAAGTCAAAATATCAAAAATCCTCTTAGGTTCTTCTGTTTCTACTAATGCCCAAAGTGTAGGAATATTATTCTGCAACTGAACGCATAATATCTCTGCGTTTAAAGGCATTTCAATCTCGTGACAAGGAGTTGAATCTATAGGGTACTTCCAGATGGTTCTCATTGGTTTTTTGGGTTAGTGTACATTGATCCGATAACCGATAACTGGCACTGTGATATTACTCTGTTTTTTGCCGCAGATTATCACTTAATCCCCATTGATGTTTAAGAAAAGCTTTGTACATATTTTCTCTGACCATCATTTGTTCGTAAAGCTTGATCAGGAAATCCTGCGCTTGCTCTTGGCTCATTTGTTCTACCTGAATCTGAAAAGAACGAATATTGAACTGCTGTTCTAAAGAAAGTTCGATAGGTTGAGACATGATTACTCCTAAGTTAAAATTCAGACTCTTCTTTTTGAGGCTCAAATCTATTATCAAAGTCTTCCAATGTTTGTTTTAGACAATGATAAAAGCCGTTAAATTCGTCAAAGGGTTCCCAGTCTTTTTCATGTTTTTCCAGAAGCTTTCTTGCTAACTCTGGTTCGATGGGAACGTAAATGTAGTTTTCTAGTGATTTATCTTCCATTGTCTAACTCCTCCCAAAAATTGTCAAAACAAGTGATTTTCGTCTTTAATCTTCTATCGAATAAGACTTGCTTCACCGATACTTCTCCACTAAATAATCAATATACGATTCTTTTGAGTCTTCTGAGCCTAAATCAACAACTCCCACTAAGTTTCTTGTCCAAGGATCAAGATCGCTTAAATTATCTGTTAGGGAATGAGAGTAGGTGATTTTTTGCTTTGTCTTTACTAAAACTTCCCACAGGTCGTTAGTGTGGGCTAGCTCTCTAGCCAGTTTTCTTTGTCTTTCTCTGCAATCTTTTTCCCATGATTTCTGAAATTCATCCCACGCTTTCTCGTCCCATCGTTTTTCGTATATATCATATTCGTATTGACTGTAGTCAAAGTCGTTCATTTTTTGCCACATTTCTTGTATTGTTTTTCTGAAATAGTTTTGCCTAATTTTCTTTAATTCCTCCCATACGTCATTAAAATTTGGAATAATTAATTGACTGGTTTTTATCCAATTTTTCCAGTTTGCTTGCGTGTACTTTTTTATCGGATTAACCTCGACAATTTCCTGTATAACATTTTTTAGCAGTTCAATGCTTTTAATGTCTGGACATTCTTGAATTTCAAAACCACAGTAGTTACAAAAAACTGCATAACTTAATGTAGTTCCCATTTTTACTCCAAGAGATAACGGGGTTTTATGAAACTTAGATTTGTCCATGATGTACCTCCTTTAGATAACTATTTGGCTTTATAAGTTAACTTTTTTCTAAGAAAAGCCAAGAAACCCATAGAACTACTATCGCAATATTTAACATGAAAAATGTTAAATCTATCAGTAATTGTTTTGACATAATTTTATCTTGTTTCTACAAATTTACCATAACTCAACTATACGCCTTCTTACTTGAATTGTCAAGATAATTTTGATACACTAAAATTAGAAGAATTTATATTAATACAAATGTTCGACACTGCTATTGGAGTTGCGGGGAAGTTTTTAGAAAATCCCACAATTAAGGCTAATGCCTCTCTATCCTTTTCCGTGGCTATAGGCTCTACCATGATTACCGATGCCGTTGGTAATCTAGTTATGAGAGCATCTTCTATAGAGTCTGTAGTAATTACCTGTTGGTTGCAACAGTCAAAACCGCCTGTGGCAGAAGTACAAGAAGGTAGTTATCTCGATTGTGAATATTTTGAGGGAAGATTGGTAAAGCCTAAAGATTACCCGTTCCCGATCATGAGTACAGGAGAATTACAGGTAACGATTAATGGCAGAATCGGTCTTGTCAGACAGTTAAATGTGTTTGAGTCCCCGACAAGCCAGCAGCTAGGAATTGCCGCAAAACTAGGACGGAGAATTAAACTTTATGCAAGATTTGATCAGGGCAGTTAAGTATCGGAACCTTTTAAGTAGCCGAGGTATCCTGAAACAATTGCTACGATAACATTGCCGTAGGTGTCAGTAGTTTCAGGAGTAAAGAAAGAATGAATCAAGCAGGCGAAAACAATTAAAACACAGACAATAGACGGGTCTAATTTAAGATATAGCATTGCTATTATCATCCTCTATAAAAATTTTCTTTAGAATTGGTTTATCACTAATTGTTAGCTTTAATTCGTCTTTCGTCCATTTTGTGAATATTGAATCGTATCCATAGATATATTTTAAATTATCGTCAACAATAACTCCTGTCTTTTTCAGTGCGTCATTAACATATTTTGCGCTACCACAAACATTATCAGGATCACGTCCAAAGTTTTTAATTCGCCATTCGTAAAGCATCCATACTTTGTCAGGAAAACATGGAGTTTTTTGTTCTATAATAAGTTTTTGTATATCAAAGTCCCATTCTTTTTTAGTAGTTGCGCTTTTAAATTTATTTGCACGAGCGTATCTTATTTGTTCATTAAGAGTCGGCGGAAGTGGACAGATAAAAATTGCTTTCATAATCTTATTGGGCGATACTTTTTAAATATCATTAGCAAATCATCAGGAATTGTACCAAGTTGACCAGTCCCATAATTGATTTTTGCCTCTTCAAAAGGCAATTCAACTGACGAAACACCTCTAAAAGAACCAGTATTACATACCCAATCTAAAATACGGCCAAAAGCTGCTTTTATCTCTTTTGTTTGTCGGGTATCTTGAGAGAAATCAATGCCACTGGAGTACTCCACATCAGCCTCGGAAAACTCAGGATATGGTTCACGACTATAGCCGTGATAGCCGCCATACCCCCACGATCTACCAATCGCAGTAGATAGGTGAATTTGCCCGTCTATATCGATTATGTAGTCGTTAGAACCTAAAATTTGCCAACTATCAGGAGCGATAGCCCGATTAAATCCATCGGTAATATTGCCTAGTCTAGCTTTAATTATTGGTGCGGGATCACTAATAATTGGAGTACTTATGCTGACATAAGTTAATCTAAAATTTTGGAATTTTAGATTAACTCTTAGTCTTTCCCGGTGACGGGTAATCTCTAAAGGTCGATCTGCCCCTCTATCGCCTTCAATGATTGATTGAACAAAGTAAATCGCACCAGTGGCGGCATCTTCTGATAAAGATACCGATGGTGCGAAAATAGAGAGGTCATCAATGCTAAAAATCATTAGGAAATTTTGCTCAATAGAGGACAACTGGTGTCTTTAACTGGACAAAATGGACGATGATCGAGATCAGTTCTGAGTTGACCTTTACACCGGTTACAGACTGGATAACCTAGCGCTTTCAGATTGTTATAAGTAACTTCATTGGTTCCATTTGTCAGGGGAAGGTTTTTAGTTCCACCTGTCACAGTGGGTAAAGTTTCTTCGAGGGTTTCTTTGCTTGCCATAATTGTTAGAAAGATAAAGTTTATACCGCTACATCTAGGGTGCGTAATTCAGCTACTCGTAACTGCTGAGAGGCTTCCCCAGTACCTACGGGATCAACGTCAAGAGTTTTGTAGCCGAGCCACGCTAACCAAGTTGCGCGAATCCGACGATCAAATTGAGTGACATTATCAAAAGTGATTTGAAACGGCATCCCTACACCAACACCTAACGCACCGGCTCCAATTAAATAACCAGTACGGGTAGTTTTAGCACCTAAAGAACCACCCAATGTTTCACTTTGAACACCGGGTTGACCAGCCGCTCCGACACCGACACTATTGCCAGTTTCAAAAATATGGAATTTTTCTACCAACCCTAAATACGAGTTAACCCTTCCAGTATCCCCAGGGGGAATATAGGATGGATTGAGAATATTTAGTAAAGCGTCAAGATCGCGAGTCGTATTTGCTTGCCAATCGTCATTATAACTCTCTTTTAATTGCAGAATTTGAGTCGAATTTAGGAATAACAAATACGTCTGGTCGGGATACATATGGAACCTGTGATCGTGG